AGACTATTTTAGAGAGTCTCATTTGGCCGTTCGTTGCTAGACGTTCTCTTAGGAAAGAAATCTTTTCTAGGCATGAATTAGATAAATTCACACAGTCAATGTCCAAGACCATGACTCGCATCTCTGAGCACTTGGTAACTCCTGAACACGATAAGGACATCCTCAATCTTAATAAAGAGCAAACTTTTATTAAGTATTGGTTAGATGTCTATATGTGCCAGGTTTTTAGAGATGAACAACGACCTGAAAAAAAGGACTGGATAACAAAGAACTTGTTTTCCGGTTGGTGCAAAAGATATGTTGCTAGAAGGATCGCGAATAGAGATGTTTCTTTCATCTATTCATTAAATAAAGGATCCAAACGACTATGGCCCACTCTTAGCGATGATTCAAAAACGAAAGCTTTTGAACTACATCGAGAGTGTCTATGTAATAGCCATGGCGACTGTCCCGAGGACTTGAGATCTGTCCTCAGGGCAACATCATTAGAAATCTTTTCACCAATTAACAGAACGGAAAAGGTTCTCTTCCCTACAAAACTTGTACCTAGTGGTTCGGCATGTTTACAAGTACTCCGTGAAGATGGAGGAACGTTAAACATGTTTGAACCCTTCGATATAGAAGCTGTTCTGCAGGGGGAAGAATCCAAGAAGGTAGGTAAATTAAGATCGATCCACCAAGCCTTCTCTCAGTGGACTGTGAAACAATACGAATTTGCACGTGATCATGCATTTGAACCATGTTACCAAAAAGTAATCAAGGCGACATGGAAGGGTCCTGTTGTCAAGTTTCGGAAATATAATCCTTTCGATCTCAAAGCCGTTGCCATCCCTGAACCAAGTAAGTTCCGGATGATCACAAAGGGTAACGGTTTACTTTATACAGCTCTCCAACCTTTACAGGGTCTTATGTTGGACTGTTGGAAAAAGACAAAATTTTCAACAATGCTTCATGAAGATCTTACCGATAAGATCAACGAAATTCATCGTAATTGTCCTACTCTAAACAACTTTTGTTCCGTTGATTATGAGAAGGCGACTGATCTCCTAAAAAAGGATGCAACAGTTACGATGCTGGAGGTTCTAAAAAACATCCCAGATCATGATATAGCTCTAAAGGCAATTCTAGGAGTAGGTTTGATCACTTACCCTCTAGGAGCTGCCCCACCTGGCTTAGTTGTTGATGGTCAACTTATGGGTCACCCCTTAAGTTTTCCACTTTTATGTACTGTCAACCTAAGTGTATACCGTCTTGCGTGTATCCGTTATATTACCAGTTCTTGTAATATGTGGGAATATGAACAGAGAAGATCCATTGTTCAGATTATGATAA